TAAGACAATTACCACCATGATTTATAGATAGTAGCTTTGCTGCTTTTATCATTTTAGTACATCGTATGGTACTAAATAATACATCATTGCGTAAGACTTCTTGATAGCTTCCACCTGTAGGACGATTGCATATATACCTGAGAAGATTAATTTGTACATCTGTAACCCTGCTAACAGCCTGTTTGTCTGATACTTCATATATAATTGGGCCAATATTGCCTACCATTAAAGCCCATTTAGCAAAGTCTTTTTCTAATTGAGGAGTAGCAGACATACCATATCTATAATGAGCATTAGGCATATTTTTTAATATTTCATCGATACTATTATTCATACGATGACATTCATCTACAATAACTAATTCACAATCTTTTACTTTTAATTTTTTTAGTGATTGAAATAATGCAATAGTAATATGTCCTATTTCTTTGTTACCATCACCAACTTTACTTACATGATGATTAGGAAACCAAGTACAGAAATTATCATAAGTTTGATTAAGAATTTGTTTTGTAGGATTAATTATAATAACAGTTTTGGGAATATGAAGCTTGTCTATGATCCCTCCCATTACTACTGTTTTACCTGATCCAGTTGGGCCTATTAGAATACCTCTATTTTTAATACCTATAGGAGCAAGCATTTTATTTTGATAAGGTTCAAAGTTAACATTAGGAAGTGATGGTCTTAATTTATAATTGATTTTTTTATAGTGTACAGGTTTAAATAAAACTAAATGTCCTTTTTCTTTTAGTTGTTTATATACATAAGGATAAAGACCAACGGGAAAACGACCACCAGAACCTCCCTTCTTATTTAGAATAGATTTAAATGGTTTTTCTGCATTTGGTTCATAATAAGAAAGTATATCCCAAACTACCTTTTCCTGTTGTCTTTTATTTTCTGGTAATTTACATTTGTGAGCATTAATTTGTGTTATATTTATTACCATTCCATACCTGCTGCATCTTCATCTGTTACATTTGCCCAATCTTCTTTAATTTCAAATTCATCAACTGCAAATTGTCCTATGGATAAGTCACGATAGATACCGACAGATCCATGTTGTTTACCATGACGATAATTAGCTATATAAATTCTTGCTTTGCTTTCTTTTTCTTCTATATCTGTTTGACAGATAGCAAGAACCAAATCAGAATTAAAAATAGTATCAATATCATCAGCAACTAAATAGGAATGAAATATCTTAGCTGTCATAGCTCGCCTGTTTCCTTGCATAGCTGAGATAGAAATAAGATTACGTGTAGCAGCTATTTCTTTTAAGCCAATAGAATTTTCAGAGATCCTATCCTTTTTATTTTGTCCTGTTTCTGTTTCTTTCATGATTCCTAAGTAATCAACAATTAATATATTAGTATAAAATCCTTTCTTTTCTTCCAGTTCATCTAATATTCTATTAATATCATTACAATTTAAACGTCCTCTATCAAAAGCAACTACTTCAAGATTGCCACCTGATATTTTCCTTAGTCTTTCTCTGTTCTTAACTACTTTTTGTACATTGTATATAGAATCAATTGTTTCAAGAGTTTTAATATATGTATCACCAACAGATTTTAAAACTTCTGCTTCTCCTTTGGGTGATGAAGTCATAAATCCTACAGACATATCTAAGCGTTCATCGATTTGTTCTTTTCCCATTTCTAAAGAAATAAATAATACATTTAATCCTTGGAAAATAGCAGAAACAGCCATTTCAATTAGAAACCATGTCTTTCCTGCTTTGGTTGCCCCAAGAGTAGTCACAAGCCATTTGTTTCTAAGTCCACCTATTAATTTATCAAGCCCTTCAATTCTTGTTTTCATTTTATAACGATCTTCTCGTAACCTGTCACTAATAAAACCTCTGTCAGAAAGATAGTTATAATATGGTTCTTCTATTTGTCTTGGTCTTTTAATGGCTTCTAAAATTATTCCAGTAGCATCGTCATATTTTTTAGCTTTAATAAGACCTGCAAATTCAATACTGGCTTCTTCTAATTGAAAATGATACATAGCATCATTTATTTTTGTTAAGATGTATTCTCCATTAGATCCTGTAATGTCTTTGAGGACACCAATCAAATTCATGCAACGATCATAGAGATCATTTGAAATACTATCTTCATATTCTTTGAAAATATCAAAGAAGTTTTCTTTTGGAGCTTCTTTGTAATCATCATAATAATCATAAATGATTTGTATTAAATGTTTACGATCTTTTGTTTTAAATGTAGTAGTAGGTACTACGCTACGAATTGTCTTAATAAATTCATCATCTTGTATAGCATGATAGATGATCTGATTAAGAAAATGGTTATTAAATTCTAAAACCTGATCATCCATTTTATTTTCCTTTCATTATAAAAACAGACCATTCATTCCAGTAATGATCATAGAATGTTCTTCTTTTGTTTCCTCCTTCTTTGTCAGGATCAATATCATCCAATCCACCAGGATAAAATTTACCTTTAAAAAATTTAACATCAATATTTTCTCGTTTTTCTAAAATAAAATTATTTTTAAGTTTATCTTTCCACCAATGTTCATTCATAGCAAGAACATGTGAGGGATCTTGGCTGAGTACTGTATCTTTATCTCTACCTTTTTTAATTGCATCAAGTGTTATAAAAATTTTTCCATCAGGTATCAATACCCTTTTCATTTCATCAAGGGTATCTATTACTTCCTCTTTTTCTAAGTGTTCAAATAATTGAGAGCAATGTATAAAATCAATAGAGTCATTATTGAATGGTAAGGCAGAACTTTTTGCAACACTTAATTCATCTACAGATAATTTAAGTTTTTCCCTTCCCATGTTAATAAGATATTCTGAAATATCTATTCCATAGTATCTGTCAAAAATTCCTGTTTCTTTAAACGCTTTTAAATTGACACCACAACCAGTACCTATATCAAGCATAGCTTTATTACGATGATCCATTTTATAGATTTCAGTCATGAATGTTACAAGTTTTGCATATTGTTTTTGCCAGTTGCCATAGAAAGCATAGTCAATTCCTTTAGCTTTACACCTTTCATAATATTCTTTTCCATATTCTTCCATAATGTTAGATCCTCCCTTTCTACATAAAGATATAAAAGTTGTGTAGCTTTTCTATAAATGATCGTAACCCAAATTCTTGACAAAAATTTATAAATATTTCTTCTTTTAATTTGGTTTGTTTATATAATAATTGAAAATTAGATAAGGAAGGGTGAGGAAGAATAACAAGATTATGACACATCATATATAGGGCTTTACTTTTTTCTACTCTGTCCTTCCATTGGGAATCCCCTTTAAGATATGCTAATGTTCTTTTCTCACCCATCCCAGGAATCCCTGGAACTGTATCTGATTTGCATCCAGAGATAGCCTTGTAATCAACCCATTGTTTCGGTTCTATGCCATATGTTTTTCTGAACCATTTTAAATTTTTATTAATTTTTTTGTCAGGATCATAGACATAGGTATCAGTATCAATAAGTTGATACATATCTTCATCTCTTGTTACTATTATCTTTTGTCCTTGAGGATACAGTTTGCACCATAAAGCAATTAAATCATCTGCTTCATACCTTTGTAAAGCAAAATTAGCAAAACCAGATTTGATACAAAATTCTAAAAGATTTTTATATGTATTTTCAAATTTATCCTTATCCTCTTTTTCTGCTTCAGTTGTTATTGGTTGATCCCTGCGTTTATATCCATCAAATTCTTCTCTCCTGACTCCATACATTGCTCGACCAATATCCCACATGATAACTGTATTGGTAACAAAAAATTTATTAGCCAAACTTTGAAGGGTATTAAAGAAACCATAATAGACCCCTGTATAATGATCATTGAATGTTAGATTTCCTCCTCTACTATATTTAGTTCGATAGCAAAGGTATCTACCATCAATGATCATGGTTATTTCACTATCATCTAATTTTGGCTTTAAGATTACTCTTTGCATGATAAAGCCATCCTTTTTGGTTTACATTTTAATTCTAATCTTTTAATAGGTTTGCTAATTCGTGATATAGGACGATCACCATGCAATCCTATTCCTTTTTTCATTAATTGTTTATACTTTTTTATATAAGGATGGTGTTTTTCTTTATTTAATTGTTCAATACCATATTCAGAAGGATAAAATATTTTTTCCATTAACCATTCTGTACCTATTAAATAATAATGATTAACCATCCATCTATCTACTCTTGAAAACTTTTCATCTTCATATCGATTGTCTGTTAATAGAGTAAACATTAAGGGATCATTTGTAGGAATATAACTGCTATCTCCTTTTTCAATCCTGCTAATTTTTTGTGGTAGTTTTTTGGTCTGAAGTATTAATCTTGCCATTTATGTTACCCCCTTTCTAACTGCAATTAGTAAAGCCACACAATAAACATTCTCCTCCTCTGCATCCTGTACTGTGTGTTAGTCCTTTCTTATGACATTCAGGACAACGAGAAAGTATAGTTTCAGATTCACAAATATTTTCTGTTACTTCAGGTTCAGGATTATAGGAATAAATAACTTTATCTTTATTAGGCATAAAATGATAGAATAATACTTTAGATAACGCATCTACAATTGATTCAGCCTGTGTAGATTTTTCTTCATCATCAGCAATCTTAAACCAGAAAGGTGTATCCCCTTTAAGACCTTCAAGTGTATCAATAATCCATTTCATATCCATACCTGCCTGAAGACCTTTAGAGCAGATTCTTGCCAATGCATCGATAACTACATTAACTAATCCACCTTGTTTTCCTACTGAGAAAAACATTTCGATTGGTTTATCATTATAAAAATTGACAGTAACAAAGAATTTACCATGAGGGGTATTAATTTCTACTGTAGATCCATTGCGTTTGATTGGTCGTTTAAGTAATTCATCTGTTTTTCTTCTCTTTTGTTTTTGTTTTCCAAAGTTTACAATTTGATCATCCCTACATCCATCTCTAAATACTGTTATACCTTTTAGTCCTTTTTCCCATGCTGCTCTATATATAGCTTTTATATCTTCTTTAGTTGCTTCATTAGGAAGATTGGTAGTTGAACTGATTGCCATTGAGATCCACTTTTGTCCTGCTCCCTGCATACTAATTTTAAATATAGGATCAATGTCATGGGCTACTTTGTAAATCTTTTTCATATTATCAGGAAGATAATCTATATTTTGAATTGATCCATTATTAT